GCGCCTGGGTCATACTGCCAACGCTCTGACCAATATTTTGAATTTGTCCAGATGCCTGTAAATTCCTTGCAGCATCTTGAGCCTGTGCAGACTGTGCAGCCTGCGCTGCATTCATCATGGCTTGTTGCTGTTGCCCTTGCATTTGTCCAACGCTCTGGCCAAGGTTTCCAATTTGTTGAGATGCTTGCAAATTCCTTGCAGCGTCTTGAGTTGCAGCAGCCTGTGCTGCTTGGGCTGCATTAAGACCAAACTGTTGCTGAGCTTGACCGGCACTCGTTTGTGCTTGGCCTAAGTTGGTTAGGTTTTGCATCTGGGTTGATGTCAACTGCCCAGCGGTTTGCCCCAAGTTACCATATTGGCTAGCACCTTGCAAAATGCGTGACAAGTCTGCACCAGCAATAGAGCCGGCTGTACCGGCCAATTGTGCTTGTCGTGCAAGATCGGCTTGCGAAGCGCCAAGTGCTTGACCGTAACCGGCTTGTAGTGCTTGAGATTGTTGGTTGAGCAGAGCTTCTTGTGTATCCCGAACAGCCCTAGATCCAAACTCACCCATGCGACTGCCGCCAAACTGGCCTGCACGAATAAATTGATCTGACACCGCAGGCAGCAGATTTTCAGATAGGTTTCTTGCACCCAACTTTGCCATTTGATCGGTAACGTTTTGGGTGTACGGATTCATGTACTGCCCAATATTTTGGGCAGAACTTTGGGCCGCAGCTTGCATGTACGGATCTGCTGCTGCCGTAGCTCGCTCAGATAACGATAGTGCTGTTGACAAGTCTGACTTGTTTAAGTACGGACTTGCTGCGCCAAAAACATCCATTCCTGCAGCTTTGCCATAAAAACCTTGTCCAGCCGCTGATGCTGAAGACGCCAAACCTTGATTCAAATATAAGTCTTGAGCAGTATTTAAATTAGCTACCGTATTAACATCGCCGGCAGTTTCTGCCCTTGTATTAGCCGCCGTCATATAAGGCTGGGCTGCAGTCAGAGCGCCTTGTTTCAACGCCAGGTTTTGCGCAGTATTTAAGGCGGTAACCGTATTAACATCACCTGCAGCGGCGGCTCTTGTATCTGCATCAGTCATGTAAGACTGGGCTGCAGTCAAAGCTCCTTGTTTCAATGCCAAGTCTTGAGCAGTATTTAAGCCGGTAAATGTTTTAACATCGCCAGCAGCACCTGCCCTAGTATTAGCATCTGTCATATATGACTGAGCTGCAGCCAAAGCGCCCTGTTTCAACGCCAAGTCTTGTGCTGTGCCTAAACCGGTTGCGCTATTAACACCCCCCGCAGCTTTTGCCATTGTATCGGCATCAGTCATATATGACTGAGCTGCAGTCAAAGCGCCCTGTTTCAACGCCAAGTCTTGTGCTGTGCCTAAACCGGTTGCGCTATTAACACCCCCCGCAGCTTTTGCCATTGTATCGGCATCAGTCATATATGACTGAGCTGCAGTCAAAGCGCCCTGTTTCAACGCCAAGTCTTGTGCTGTGCCTAAACCGGTTGCGCTATTAACACCCCCCGCAGCTTTTGCCATTGTATCGGCATCAGTCATATATGACTGAGCTGCAGTCAAAGCGCCCTGTTTCAACGCCAAGTCTTGTGCTGTGCCTAAACCGGTTGCGCTATTAACACCCCCCGCAGCTTTTGCCATTGTATCGGCATCAGTCATATATGACTGAGCTGCAGTCAAAGCGCCCTGTTTCAACGCCAAGTCTTGTGCTGTGCCTAAACCGGTTGCGCTATTAACACCCCCCGCAGCTTTTGCCATTGTATCGGCATCAGTCATATATGACTGAGCTGCAGTCAAAGCGCCCTGTTTCAATGCCAAGTCTTGAGCAGTATTTAAGCCGGTAAATGTTTTAACATCGCCAGCAGCACCTGCCCTAGTATTAGCATCTGTCATATATGACTGAGCTTTAGTCAAAGCTCCTTGTTTCAACGCCAAGTCTTGAGCAGTATTTAAGCCGGTTGCGCTATTAAGATTTCCTGCCTCGCCTGCCTTCATATAGGCATCAGTCATGTAAGGCTGAGCTGCAGTCAGACCGCTCATCCCAGTGGCTTGGGTCACATAAGAATTCAGCGTGTTGTAAGGGTCGTTGAGGTTGCCTTGCAGTTTATTCAACAAAGTGGCTTGAGCCGTTAGCCCAGGTTGCCCTGCTGTGTAGCTTGCGTTTGACCCAGACATGTTTTGCATGCCGGTCTGTGCAGCCGACATCTGAGGCGACCATGAACCCTGGTTGGCTTGAATGTTGGTATAAGCCTGTTGCTGAAGCGGAGAGAGGCCGGCAACAGTCGGCAACTTATACGCTTCATAGGGCGTGTTGGCAATATTTTGAGCAGTTTGGATCTGGTTGTAGATTGCATCCTGCATCCATTTTGGCGTCTCCGTTGTAGACGTTGCATAGGATGGAGCGCTCTGCGGAGTACCAGTAAATAGACTTCCCATATCATGCACCTCTCAAATAAGACAGCGGCGATTTTGCATCTGGAGAGAACTTACCCCTTGCCAATGCTTTGCCCTTTTGTTTTCTAATTTCTTGGCGCATTGAGTCTAATCTTTGTGCGCCCATCTTGCTAGAGCCATCTCCTAGCAAAGCGACCGTCTCAGCGTCAATCACATACTCGCCATCACTCAGCCTTGCATCAATCGTGTCGTCACGACCAGAGCCGCTACCCCTAGCCATGTAAGCAATTTGAGACAGCGCACCGCCTCTAGCCTTAGCAACGACAGGCATATTGTAAGTACCTGAGGTGATTTGTGGCCAACTTTGTGCCATGAACTGGCTCAAACTCATGTTGGACTTGGCAGCATCTTGCTGCATCTTGGGCCAATCCCATTTGATAGATGGACGGTTAAAGTATTCTTGCTGCTCAGGCGACATGGACTTGACAGCTGTCTGGGCTTCACTAGGTGCCGACAGCAACCCAGCAAATGGCAGTAAGGCACCTAGCTTGTCAAAACCAAATCCGGAGCCGCTAGTTGATTTGGCAGGCTGGCTTAAACCATCAACAGCAGCTTGTGACGGTTTAAGCATGCTAGTAGCTAGACCTGACAAAGCCCCGCTAGTCAATGCAGTTTGCGGGTCGTAACCAGCCACCATTGCATTCTTAAAATTCTCACCACCAGCAGCTAAACCGGCACCACCCATAGTTCTTACCGCATTCCCAAGGTAGCTTCCTAAAGCTCCTTGAACGGCACCCTCAAATGGGCCGCGACCTGTGGCCATACCCCCTACCGCTCCGGCAAGGCCGCTGCCTATCAGCCCCTGCGTGGCCGCGCTTGCATCTGGTGCAAACATTTGCCCAAGGTTGCCGCCTAAGCCGCCGCCCATGCCTCCCATGATTGCACCTTGCAACGGGTTGCCGCCGGTTATGGCCGATGTGCCAGCACCGATCAATGCGCCGCCTAACGCTGGAGCAAATGATGCAGAGGCACCCAAAGCCGTGCCCAGCGTAGTTCCAATTCCAGGCGCAATGAAGTCCAAAGCGATTGGTAAAACCAGCTTAAAAATGTCGCCAAAACTAAAATATTCAGGCAGGCCGGTGCTTGGGTTAATTGTCCCGCTGCCGCCAGCTTGCTTTAGCATCTGTGCTTCGCGTGGGTTGATGTGCGCCAGCATCGTGTCGCCATTGCGCCCAGCCCTGCGAAGCTGACGAGCAGCGGCTGCTAGACCACCCCGAGCCATTTTTGTAGTAGCCCGCTCTTGCAAGCCGTACAACATGACTAAAACGGAAATCAGCACAACCGGGTTAAATTGCTCCGGCAAATCTTCGGCTTCAGCTAAACGATCTTTGACAATTGCATCTCTAATCTGAGGATATTGATTTGGGTTGTTCAGAGCAAACTCAAGCATCTTGACTAGCTCAGCAAGTTGCTCCGGCGCAATGTCCGTGTCACCCATTTGATTTTCAACAGTCAAGATAGCCTGCGCAAATCGCGGGTCTTGTTTGGCTATTTGTAGGATTTCTTGCTTATTCATTTTTTGTCCTATGACAAAGTCTGGCAGAAACGCTCTGCCCACTCGCGCCAATCTGTAAAATCGTATGGTCTTGGAAAATTATGGCCTAGTGAGGTATTGTTCAAAAACTGCATGGCCCAGTCTTGCCAATTGCCATCTTTGTCCAACCTACCAAAGGCACCATAACTATCTAAATCAAGCGCAATCTGGTCGGCCCAATCATTAAGCTCCATGTACGATGGGCGCGTTATCGTTGTCATCCCAACACCGTCCTGTCACCGCTATCAACATGGCCAATAATTTGACCCATCTGGTAGTCGCCGCCTACAGCGTTAGACTCAAAACGCACACGTAACTCTCGGCGCATTTCCTTCATCATGACAATTTGCTCATAGGGCTGGGTGGCTGTTTCTTCAAAGATCCACTGTTGACTAAGCACTTCTGGAGCCCTTGCATTAGCTCGTCCGGTAATTTGCACACTCATCGGCCCTGATTGAATAAAATCAGGTTCAATTGTGGTGATACGAAGTCGTGCATCATTGCCTTGAACAAGCGACGACAAGTCAGCTGTTTCAAAGTATGACTGGACCGGCGCTGAAGTAGTGCCATCGATTTCATCCGTACCTTGCTCGTGAATCCAAACACGATAGCCGCTCGTTGCTGGCACTGCGTCCACCAACAAAGGTGATGCAAAGGCATTGTTAAAGCCGCCAGCACTGCGCCCTGACTCCGGCAATGCGGTGTCGTACCAAGTCTGCTCGCGCACGTTATAAATGACCGCGTGGGTACATTCCGTGGCATCATCCCGCGGGTAGCACCACCAGATCTCACCATAGTACGGCATCTTGAAGGCAAACACTTTGCTTCGTTGGTCGTCATTCAGATTGTTGAAGAACCAGTTCTGGTTAAGCGTGTTGGGAACATCTCGCACCACACCGTTGAACATCAAGAATCGGTCAACACCGGCCCAAAAAAACACGCCGTCATAATCAACCACGCAATCAGGTGACATGATTGATGTGTCAGTTGCTATCACATCAAACTGGAATATGGTAGCCCCGCCGGTAAATGTTGCGCGGATCACGGCGTCGTAAGCCCAGAACAAACCGGCAGGTGCTGAGCCTGAGCCTGCCCTTAGCGGCATGCCCTTGACAATCTTTTGGCCCCAAACCCGAGCAATGCCTGAGCCTGAGCCAGATAAATCAGTAGGGCTTCCTGGCACAGACCAGCCCACAATCCCTGCCGTGCCGTAGTAGAACAAGTAGGGGTGCAGAGATACGATTCCGCCGGTTACATTAGCCCCAGAAGGTAGCGGAATTTCGGTTAGCGTTGCTGTAGTTAAAACATCGCCGATAAAGATTTGGCCGCCCGTATCGTTGCACACGCACTGGCCATTGGGTGCTACGTGCGCAATGATGGAGTTGTCGGTTGTGGATGAACTGTACATGTACTGGAACATCCACTTGTTGTACACCGAACTCACTAACGCTGCGCTACCGCCGGTCATGTTGGTTGTCGATGCAGTAAGTATGGTCAGCGTTACGGCCACAACGAATCCATTCACAGAGGCGCTTGCCGTGGCTGCTGTAATGGTGACCGTGGTGCCAACAGCAACCGCGCTGTAGTCAGGCGATGACGTGAAAGCGGTGATGTTTGCAGCAAGTGCCGTTGCCGTTGCGGCTAGGCTGGTAGTATAGGCAACAGAACCTGAGGTGATGGTTACTCCATTCACCGTCACAGTGTCAACGGACCCAGCAGCGCCGGTTAACAAAGTAACCGTGCCGGTCGCAAAGGCGGCAACGGGAGTCCTAGCGCTGATAATTGAACTGTTGCCCGAGCTATCAATCGTAAACCGCTCAAGGGTGCCAGGACCGCCGGAGTGGCAATACTGCAAACTCTGTTGGGTAAACGAGGTAAAGCCCCGAGATATTTCAGTCAAGTATTTGTTGATTGACCTATAGCCGCCAATCTTGCGGGGCAGCCCACGCTGAAAACGCACCCACTGACCGTCGGTGTAAAAATCGCCGTCAAATTTAGTCCCGTCCCGTTTGATTCCGGGCATGGACTTTAGGACTACGGTAGGTACTGGCATTTAGAATGTCCCGCCAGTCACGACACCTGCCGGCGCTATGCCTAGAGCTGTCCAAGCTGCCTGCTGTGTTGCTGCAATAAAGATGGCGTCACCAGTAGACGTTGAGCCAAGGTTGATGCGAGCACCCGCAGCGGTTGTGGCTCCGGTACCGCCGTCAGCAATTGAAATTGGAACAGACACTGTGGACGTTTCAGCATCAACCACATTCGTGCCGTCGGAATAAAATATTCCTCTAGCACCCGTTGCAATTGTTACGCCGGTTCCGGCTGACGTTTTTACAGTCAGCGTGTAAGCGCCGGTAGTGGCGTTGCTTACCCAGTACTGTTGGACCGTGGCAGGTACAATAATGACTCGGTTACCAGTCAAAACGCCGGTAAAGTTGTATGCAATCCGGTTTAGTTCTGTCCCAGTTAGGGTGTAGTTCCCCGTCCCGGCAACAGCAATTGACGTGTAGTCAAAAGCAAATGTTGCAGACTGACCAAGCCCGATTGTGAAGTAGTCTGTACCGTCGGTAGCAATGATTGCTGAGTCGCCTGGATTGAAACTCAAAGTTGCTGCGCCATTGATGAGCGGAGTACCCGATGGGTCTACTACGACAGCGCCACCGCCCCCATTGCGAAAACACAAGAACCAGTTGTTGCCCATCGTTGGCGCTGAGGGCAGCGTCAACGTCCCGCTGCCTGAGCCTGTCCACACAAACATTTTGGCACGGTCAGTGACGCCTGCCGTGTAGTTTGAGTTGAAGTTGGTGATTGGTACTGACTGTGACAACACGGTCCCAACCGCCACGATACCTGTGCCGGCCAGCGCCGATGCATTTGCGGTAGAAGTGGTAGACCCAAACTGCAAAGTCTCCCAACTGCCGGCAACAGTTGTGTTGTCCGTCAAATAAATTTGCCAGATTGTCCCGGTGGCAATTGATACTACTTGCACACCTGCCGCATCTTTGACGACAAAAGTGAAAGAACCCTGGTTGTTAAACAGGATAGTTTGGCCAGTGCCTGTCTTTTTGGCATCAGGAAGCGTGATTACATAGCTGCCAGCACTGGCAGTCACATCCATGATGCGGGTAGCTAAATTTACACTTGTTGAAGCCTCAGTTGGCCAGCTTAGTGTGATGTCGGCAGTTAGTGCAACCGAGCTATAGCTGATCTCACTTGGGTAAATGTTTGCGCCGCCAAACACATCGTTATAGATAGGCATTAGGATTCACTCCGGTTGGCTGAGCGGTCAAGAATGCGCTTCAAATCTTCGCCGTTGACTGCTTGCGCCGCTCTGTCATACATTGCTTGCCAGGTCTGGATTCGTTCATCATTTTTGAGGAATGGCGTGGCCTCAAGCAAGGCTGCATACAGCAATACATCGGGGATGTATTCAGTAATCCAATTGGTCTGAAAATCGTCACCGAGAAACCGAGGCTGCTCGTAGTACAAGATCTCTAGCGTTTTGGCAGTAGCCGGTGTCGGCGTAATCAGCCAGTGCTGGTAGTCATAGTCAGCGTAGTACGCTGGATTGCCGGTTGTTGCCTCAACAGGCCAGTAGTTGCGCAGGTATTCGTAAGATCTTGCAAAGATTGGCACGCCATCTACAGTCATAGAGACTGTATCACGCCAGCGGTCGGGCTTGAGGTAGACCGCCACGCCTATGGACAACGGAGTGGTGATTGCCCTGATAAAGCCCTGGATTTTTAGCTCGCGGGAAATCCTACGCTCTCCGAGCGTTATCAGCCTCGGCAGTTGATCGTAAACAATCTGGTCACTAGCCTCGGTAAAGCCGCGCTCTAAATATCGGCGCAGATCTACCAGTAGGCTATCGTAGGTCATCACATATGCCATAGGTGCCTCGTTGATGACAGCAGCTGTTGCAGCATATGCTCAGGTAAGAATTATAAACCCAATTTGGGAAACAAGCGTCATTTTTTATTCCTTGCAGAAATTGCTTTGGCCTTGGATCGTGCATCTTCCTTGTTGCTAGCGCCCCACGCTTTGAGGCTAAGCAACAATCGAGTTGGTTCTCCATCTTTGCGTTCTGGCCCTGGCATATTGCCCATGCGTGCCAAGAATGAAGCCCGTCTAGGGTTGTCGCCGGACTTGACGGGCGGCCTTAGCGTACCGCCGGTCTCTGCATGATAAGCAGCCCGACCTGCGGCGTTTAAGCCACCCTTTGGATTTTTGCCAGACTCTTTCATTTCTTTTTGGCGGTCTTTGCAGTTTTAGCAGAGTCTTTAAAGTCTTTTGCAGTAGGCGCTGCCTTGCTGCCAACCTTGTTCATCTTTTCGCCAGATCCGGCTTTGATGCGTTCTTGCTTGGCGTGAATGTTTGCATAGAGTCCAGGTTTCATTTATTTCTCCTAAGACAGGAACAGAGCGCGTTCATCGTTTCTGCGCTTGACTAGCCCCGGCAAGATTTTACCCCCGCCTCGGGTAAATTTCAGGAATTCGTCTGCCGCTTCTTGAATTTCTCTGCGAA